ACATCAACCGATCTCTGTCGGAGGTATAGACAATGACCGCTGTCAATAAGATCAATAGCAACAGCACCGGCCTGGCATACGCCAAGGAGGCTTCGCCCAAGACGCTCCCCGGCTCCCCTGTGTGGGTCAGCCTGGAGCCGAACGACTACAAGGACTTCGGGGCGAACGTCAAGACGTCGGCCCGGAATCCGATCAACGCCGATCGGCAGAACAAGAAGGGTGCGGTCGTCGACCTGGATGCCTCCGGTGGCTTCAGCACCGACTGGACCTACACCAACATGCAAGACCTGCTCCAGGGTTTCTTCTTCGCGGCCTTCCGCAACAAGGGCGACGCGAAGAATGCTCTGGGTGTCACCGCGCTGACCTTCTCCGTGGCCACGCTCAACAGCCGGTTCACCCGCATGGGCGGGGCGCTTGACCTGACGACCCTGTTCGCGATTAACGACCTGGTCTGTGTTCGTGGTTCGGCCTACTCCGCCAACAACGGCCTGTTCAAGGTCAGTGCCATCGCGGCCACCACGCTCGACGTGGTCAAGGCGGACGGAGCGAGCACGGCGGTCGTTCTGGCAGACGAGGCTGCGACCCCGAATATCTCGATTGTCAAGGTCGGCGTGGAGAGTGCCATCGGCGACGTTGACGTCGACGTGACTGGCACCTATCCGGCTCTGACGAGCACGGCGCTGAACTTCACGACTCTCGGCCTGGTCGTCGGCGAGTTCATCTTTGTCGGCGGCGATGCGGCCACCTGCAAGTTCACGAACGCGGTCAACAGCGGCTTCGCTCGTGTTCGCAGTGTCGCGGCGGGCCGGGTCGAATTTGACAAGACCCAGTTCACCTGGGTGGACGAAACGAACACGACCAAGCTGGTTCACCTATACCTCGGTCGCGTCCTAAAGAACGAGACCGGGGCCAACATCGTGCAGAGCACCTATCAGCTCGAGCGGACCCTGGGCAAGCCGGACACCACGAGCGTGAACAATCAGTCCGAGGTTCTCACCGGGGCCGTCCCGAACGAGCTGACGATCAATGTGCCGCAGGCCGAGAAGGTCACGATGGACCTGGGCTTTGTGGCGATGAACCACGAGACCCGCACCAGCACCGAAGGCCCGAAGGCCACCGCGACCGTGGCTCCGGCCGAGACCGACATGTTCAACACCTCGTCCGACTTCAGCCGGATCAAGATGGCACTGGTTGGTACGAACGCCAACCCGACCGCGCTGTTCGCCTACGGCACGGACATGAGCCTGGTCATCAACAACGGCATCGAGCCCGACAAAGCAGTCGGCGTGTTCGGGGCCTTCGATGTGTCCATCGGCAACTTCATGGTGAACGGCAAGGTCACAGCCTACTTCACCGACGTCGCCATGCTCAAGGCCATGAAGGCCGGTTCGGCTGTCACCCTCGACATGCATATGGTCAAGAACAATCGGGGCATCTCGATTGACCTGCCGTGCCTGACGCTCGGTGAGGGCCGGGTGACCGTCGAGGCCAACAAGCCGGTGACGCTGCCCCTCAGCCACGAGGCTGCAAGCGGCGCTTACGTTCACACGAACCTGAATCACACCATGCTGATGAACTTCTTCGACTACCTGCCCGACCTGGCCGAGGCATGAGCCTCGGCAGGCGGTCAATGATCACCTTTTGTGGGAGCAAAAGATGGGACTGAGAAAGCTGTTCAAGACCGACAAACGCTTCGAGACCGAGGGCATCGTCCTGGACTACGGCGAGACCCGTATCCGGATTGCCCGCGCCGGTGGTGCCAACAAGCGGTACATCAAGGCCCTGGACAAGGCCACCAAGCCGTTCCGTCGGGCCATCGCTGCCGGGGCCTTCAGCGACGACCGAGCCACGGCCATCCTCCGCGAGGTCTACGCCAAGACCATCGTGCTGAACTGGGAGGTCAAGCGGGCCGACCAGTGGATGGTTGGGATCGACCCGGAGGACCTGGGCGTCGAGGGAGCCGAGCTCCAACCGGTCACGCCGGAGAATATTCAGCAGGTGTTCGAGAACCTGCCTGACCTGTTCACCGACGTTCGCCAGCAGGCTGAGAGCATGACCCTCTTCCGTTCCGAGATCGATGAAGCGGCAGCGGGAAACTGACGGCGGTCCTGCTCTACTCACTGGAGCAAGGACCGGTTGAGAAGCGGATCATAGACACCTGTATGCGGGAGAGGACTCCTCTCCCGCCTTCCATTCAGAACGCACCGGAGCTCGGTCTTGGACTCGAGCTCTACTACGGGGCCTTCTGCGATCTGGACAGTTGCCGATCTTTTGGCTGGGGACCAGGGCCGATACCTTGGACTGTCATACGCCAGTGGGCGGACACCTACGATATTTACGGCGAGCAGTTCGACGACCTGGTATACTTCATTAGGGCAATGGACGCAGCCTATTTGGGGTACTGCAAGGCAAAAGAGAAAAGCAGCCATGGCAAATGACTTCGGCGATTTCGTTCGGCGGATGGAAGTGCGGGCGGACAACGTTCCACGCGAGGTGAGCAAGGTCATGAAGAAGGCCGCGCTCGCCGTCGATCAGACCGTTGTCATGGCCACGCCGGTGGATACCGGCCGAGCTCGCTCCAACTGGATCGTCTCCCTGGGCTCTCCCAGTGGCGAGACCCGCGATCCGTATGCACCGCTGCCACAGGGCCAAGACCCTTCGAAGCTGGGTGAGTCGGGCAATGCCCAGGGAGCCATCAGCCACGCCAAGGAAGTGGTGGCCTTCCATAAGGAAGGCCCGATCTGCGTCACTAACAACCTGCCGTACATCGAGCGGCTGAACGAGGGCTACTCCTCGCAGGCCGGGGCGATGTTCGTGGAGGAGGCGGTTCAGGCAGGTGTGCAGGCCGTCGCGAGCGAGCGTATAGATACGGGAAGGTAAGATGGCAACCGAGCACATCACCATCATTGTCGAGGAGCGCGGTTCCCGCGTGGTTCAGCGGAACCTTCGCGATATCGGTTCGGCTGCCGAGCGATCCTCCAAGGGCCTGGACATCCTCCGGACTGCCCTGGGCGGTCTCGGAGTTGCCACTGCTCTCCGGTCCACCGTGCAAACCATTGCTTCCTTCGAGCAAGCCCTTTCCACGGTACAGGCAGTTTCCGGGGCCACGACCGATCAGTTCGAGCAGCTGCGGACCAAGGCCATGGAGCTTGGGCGGGATACGCGGTTCACCGCGACCCAGGCGGCTGAGGGCATGGTTTTCCTGTCGCGGGCCGGTCTTGACGCCAACAAAACCATGGAGGCGATCTCAAGCACCCTGCTACTGGCCCAGGCAGGAGCCCTGGACCTCGGCAGAGCGTCCGAGATCACGGTCACCGCCATGCGTGGCTTCCGGCTGGAAACGGACGACCTGGGACGTGTCACGGACGTTCTCGCGAAAGCTGCAAACAGTGCTACGACCGACGTCAGCCAACTCTCTGACGCGATCAAGATGGTGGGTCCCGTCGCGGCGGGTGTGGGTCTCTCCATTGAAGAGACCGTTGCGGCGCTTTCGGCGCTGTCGGACGCGGGCCTTCAGGCGACCATGGCCGGTGCGGGCCTTCGCCGGGTGATTTCCGAGCTTGAGGCTCCCAGTAGAAAGACCGAGATGCTTCTGGCTCGGGCGGGCTTCACGGCCAAGGATGTCAAGATTTCTGCCGTGGGCCTGACCGAGGCGCTGACCCGGCTCCGGGACGCAGGGATCGATACGGGCGACGCGCTCGAAATCTTCGGCGATCGAGGCGGTCCCGCCTTCGAGGTGCTGAGTTCCTCGCTCCCGCACATGACTGAGCTCCACGAGAAGTTCGTCCAGGCGGGCGGCACGGCGAAGACCGTTGCCGATATCATGGACGACAACCTGAACGGCGCTCTCCTTCGGCTCAAGTCGGCCATCGAGAACGTGGTACTGTCCTTCGGCAAGCTCGGCGGCAGCTCGCTGCTCCGGCAGATCATTGAGAGTCTGGCCGTGGCCTTCCGATTCCTGGGCACCCATGTTGAGATCGTGGACGGCGTCCTGGGCGTCCTGGCACTGACGACCCTGCCCAAGGTGGTGAGCGGTCTCCGGCTGCTTGTTGGCATGATGGGCGGCGGGTGGGTGCTCGCTCTTGGGGTGGCTGTTGGCGCTCTCGTTGCCTTCCGCAACGAGATCACGCTCACGCAGGATAGCACCACCACGCTCGGCGACCTGGGCACGGCTGCCTTCGAGCGGATCAAGGAGGGCGGCGCGACCATGCTGGCGGCGCTCCGCGAGCACACGGCGGGCATCACGACCCTCTTCGACGATATCGAATGGTCGATCTCAGGCATGCTTCAACTGACGGCGCGACTTCTGGACGGCTGGATTGGCATCTGGCGAGGGGCCATCCTGGCGATTCACGCTCTCTTCAAGAACCTGGGTCCGGCTCTGAAGGAGCTTATGATCGACGCCATGAACGAAATCCTTGCGACGCTCGACGCGGGCTTCCGCAAGTTCTACGACCTGCTTGGCCGAATCCCGGGCCGAGTGGGTGAGCCGTACCGACGACTGGCCGAGGAAGGCATCCTTCCGCGTCTGGAGCAGACGGCAGAGGGTGCTTCGGCCCGGCTGGCCGAGGCGGTTCAGACCGGCTTTGTCGACGGTATGAGCGAGATCACGGTCTTCGAGGATGCGGTCAGGAGCATGCTGGATCGTGCTGACCAGATTGCCCAGGAACGCATCGCTCAGCAAGCAGCTCAGGTCCCAGGGGCAGGCTCTTCCGCACCTGCGGCGGGTGGCGCTCCCACACCCGAAGAGAGCCTGCCCCAGACTATTTCCCAGTTCGATGCCGGGATCACGTCGGGAATGCAGCAGATTTCCCAGACGATCACCCAGTACGGCACGCAGATTGAGGCCACGCTGGTCAACGCCTTCAACAGCGCTGAGGACGCGCTCGTTGATTTCGTCACGACTGGCAAGGTGGACTTCAAGGGCTTTGTCGATGGCATCCTGGCCGACCTGACTCGGCTCATGGCTCGCATGATGCTGATGAAGATTTTCGAAGGCATGGGTGGCATGGGCGGCATCTTCGGGGCGATCGGCAATGCCATGACTTCCGGAGGCGGCAAGGCGGGCGGTGGCGACGTGAAGCCGGGCTACTACTACAAGGTCAACGAGGGCGGCGACGAGTACTTCAGCCCAACGGTCCCGGGCAAGATTTACAACGGCGACCAGATGAACGCCAAGGCTGAAGAGAGCAGCGATGGTGGCGGCGTGGTTATCATTAACGTGAGCAGTCGCGAAGAAATGCTGGCTGCGATGCAAAGCGCCGAGGGCAAGCGGATCATTGTGAACGAAATTCATTCGACGCAGCGGAGCGTACAATAATGGCGTGGTTCAAGGGCACAGCGACCGACTACAAGGACATGCTCAGCCAGATCAAGAATCTGGCAAAGGATGACCACATCGAAACCGTGACCCTGCTGAACGGTGGCACCGGCTACGCTCTCGGGGACACGATCACCTTGGCAGGTGGCACCAAATATCATGAGCCTGAGCTTGAAGTCCTCTCAATCACTTCTGGAGACTACGTGTCCGGCGCTGCCGTGAACGCAGGTGGCACCGGCTACGCTCCGGGCGATCAAATCCTCGTGGAAGGTGGGACCTACTCCGTGCAGGCCGTGCTTGAAGTGGCCAGTGTCACAGGTGGGGTGGTCACAGGGCTGACGATCATCAATCCTGGCATCTATTCGGTGCAGCCCACCAACCCGGTGGCCACCACGACGGACGGCAGCGGTGCTGACCTGACCGTGGACCTGACCTTTACGGCGGGGACCGGTATCATCACGTCGCTCGGCGTCTCGGACGCCGGGGTCTACACCAGCCAAGCCAGCAATCCGGTCTCCCAGAACACCACAAGTGGTGGTGGCACCGGTGTCAAGGTGGAGCTGACCTATCAGGACACAGCCTGGGCCGCCAATGTGGACTTCGCGGCGCTCGAGGCCAAGACCGTGACCATTGCAACGGCCGGAAGCGGCTATGCAGCGAATGACATTGTGACAGTTGGCGGGGGCAGCTTCACCGTGCCCGCGACGGTGAAGATTCTGACAGTCGCCGGTGGTGTACCAACGTCGATTCAGGTCAATACACCAGGTGAGTACATCACAGCACCGGCCGACCCTGCCGTCACCAGCGGTGTGGCAGGCAGCGGCCTGACCGTGAATCTGACGTGGGGTGCTCCGGCGAATGAAACTGCATATCTCATGCTCGAGAATGCCAATTCCGGTCAGCACATTGGCTGGAAGGCTTTCAAGTGGTCCGACCCCGACGACGCCTATCTGTTTCGGTGCGCTGGCTTCACCGGTTTCAACTCGGTGGCAACGCCTTGGAATCAGCAGCCCGGTGCCACCGGGGCGGTGGCGACCTATGTCCCTCTCTCCGGCGGCGCTTCCCCTGCAACGATCTACTACTGGATGAGCATTCAGGACGAGCGAATCGTTGCCGTCTTCAAGGTCGGCTCGGTCTACCCGAGCATGTACCTGGGTGGCATTGACCCGTTCATGACGCAGGTTGAGTATGGCTATCCGCAGCTCATCATGGGCAGCCTGACAGCGGCCCTTCCCTACACCTACGGCGGTCTGGAGTTCGCCGGGATGAACAATCCCGGCTGTGCCAACTCGAAACAGCTGGGTCCTGGAGTGCTTCGGCTGCCCGACGGCTCGCTTGACTACGTGCACAACTGGTATCTCGACAACGGAAACCCGACCGGAGTGGTATCGGACATCACGATCCAGCCCAGCCAGTCGACGGACAAGCAGGCCTCGGGCGACAACAACTGGTACGACTACTATCAGACGACCTGGGCACAGATGTTTGGCTTTGCGGCCTCCATCCCCTCGGGCCAGGACTACCTCGGTCGACTTGGCGGTAAGTGGACGCTCATACCGTGCACCGTGGTTGACGAGGGGCGACTGGCCATCT